CGTCAGAAGACCTACTATTCCCTGAAAGTATTGTTTACATGCGATGTAATAGTCCTGTGAACATGCGGAAAACACCCGTGTTTTCCAGAATTTTTCCTTGGGTCGTAGTTCGTCTTTTAATGTGTCAATAAAAACTTGTGTGTTCCGTTTATTTTGTTTGGCTAAGTTGATGGTCTCTTCAACTCGTGCACGCACTGGTGCAGCAAGATTTAAGTCGAAATCACCATCTGAGCCAAACCAAGTCGTTTTTCCTGGTTTTCCTGGTTCTGGTTTCCAACCATAACCAGGTGCCGATTGTCTGTTAATTGAGTTTATGTATGGATCCCCGTCTATACCTTTTATTGCCTCTTCAAAAGTTGAAGCGGATTTATAAGCACTTCTTGAGTTCATACATATCGATTTCAGTTCCTGTATATAATCGTCCCCTACAAGATCAAGAAGTTCCTGGTCTACGCAATGAGCGCGTTCCATGACCTTCTCGAGCCTGTAGAGTTTTGGGTCAAATTTAGGTCCTTTGTTCGGTATTATATTCTCATCCTCACGAGGTGTAATAGTGCATAGGAGTGCCGGGCGTTTACCCGACTCACACCATGCATCACTACACACGTCAGGATGAAGGCGTGATTTGTGTATTTTTGATGTTGGTGGTGTAATGTGTGTTTCTGGTGCAATCCCAATAACTTCGCATTCTCCCTTGTAAGGGGAGCACTGTAAAGTTGCCTGGATTGGATGTTCTGGTGGTTCCGTTTGTGAATGTCTGGTAAAGGTACTTAGTATGCACTCTATGTCTTCTCTGTAAAGAGGAGTAGCATAGCCATCATCTTGTGATGGTATTCCCATAGAATGCATACCAAGTATCTTATTCGGTATCATATTGTTATTAGCCAGTAAGATACTTCCACAGTCGCCCTTTCGAGTTCCCATGTGGTATCGCCAGTAGTCCGTTAATTGTATGCGTTCGTCATCAATAATGTCGTAAATTGGAACGCTGCGGTCGTTTGGAAGTGATCGCTCAACAGCAATTGCTTCAGCATACGAAGATGCTCCAAGCAATGAAGTTGCTGTTTCGCGAATCCCAACCAAACTAACAGCAACATCTTGCATTCGTCGTTGTTGTTCCTCAGTAGCAATATGTTTTACAATGTTCCTGTGAGAAATTGCCGTTGGAAAGTCGATGATAGCGAGGTCACGTTCTCCACCCTCATAAACGTTTCTTGCTTCACGCAAGAAATCGCTAAGAGTCATTTCGAACGATACTCGCTTCAGGTCGTTGACAGATTGCAATGTAATTCTGTCTGTTTCATGATTGAGTGTCGAAGCTATTGTTACAAAATGTCGTGGAAATAGTAAAACTCTTCCCACGAGAAAAATTGCACTTCCGAAAGAGTGTTCACCACAGCGCATGAAATACATATTCTTCTTAAGAAGAGATGATGATAATTCAATTGCCGCATTGTCTGCTGCTTCCGTTTGTGCAAGTCGCGTCGTTTTGTGAAATTTCGTTGTTGCACGCTTGGCGCCTGGATTATAAGCGCTTTCGCGTGCAGCAGTTCGTCGTGGTCCTGGTGTGTATGCTGATTCCGTTTTTCCAGTTATAGAATGTCCAATTTGTTTGAACTTTCGATAAATAAGAGATCCACCGAGCACAACTGCCAAAGCAGTAAGTGCTGTAAATAAGACCTTATGTTTATTAAAAAGCTCTTTAATTTGTTGTGTCCGTTTGTTGAATTTCTCGTACCATGTCTCTTTTCGGTGTTCAGATATTTCAGTAAGAATACTTCGTATCTGAGCATCAATCTGACCAATTTCACGAGTCGTGTCTTCAATTTTCTTTACCTTATTGAAAAGGTGTTGTAGAG